AAAAACGGGGTAAAAAATTGGTGAAATTTTCTGTCAAATATTTGTCAAATTTGTCATTTCTGTCAAATATTTTCGGAAAATGACCATTTTTTGCGACTAAAAAGTGAACACGGATTTTACCCCCAAAAATGGCGTTTTTGTCAAATATTTGACAGAGCAAAAATGGCGACCTTCAAAAAACCGCATAAATAAGCCATTTTTTGAACATGTCAAATTGACAAATATTTTTTATATTTTTCAAAAAAAAAAAAAAAGTTAACTAAAAGTTAACAAAATAAAAAAATTTAGAAGAATAGAGAAAATTTTTGACATTTGACAGAAACACTGTTTTTCTGCAGATTTCTTTAAGAAAGGAACGTGATTGTGACTGTAGATTGTATTTATGAAAACGAACGGTTTTATGATATTCCGGGGTTTAGTAGGTACGTAATTTCTAGTAAAGGAAGAATCATTAATAAACGTACTTTGCATATTATTCAAATTACAAATTGGCATAGAACAAATGAAGTTAAATTGTACAATGACGCAGGTATAAGACAAACGCTTCGAATAGGAAACATTGTCGACTTGATATTTGAAAAGAATCATAAAGGAGAACAGATTATTAATTGCGATTTCACGAACCAATTGATATTTTACTTATCGCATAAAAACAGGAAAACTATTTTTTCAAGATACGTTATCGTTGAGATGGATGAAGCATACATGACAGCAGATGAAGTTGCAAACAGATTAGGTTGTGATATTTCATTAGTTTACAACGTCGTTGAAGGTAAAACGAAGAGTATAAAAGGCTATCATGTCTGTAAAGTTACGAATTAGGGGTGGGCAAAAAATAGCGACCTTCAAAAAACCGCATAAATAAGCCATTTTTCGCATGTCTGCATCGTATTAATTACAACCCCTTTTATGAGAAGAGAGCACATTACGCTCTCTTTTATATTTTTGGAGAACCCAACATGCGAGAAAACAGATTTCAAGCAAACTTAATCAAGGAATTAAAAACAAGATTCCCTGGTTGCTTTGTGCATAAGAACGACGGTTCTAATGTCGAGCAAGGGTTTCCTGACTTGATAATTTTGTATAAAGACACGTACGCGACTCTTGAATGCAAGAGATCAGCAACCGCGAGAAAGCAACCGAATCAGACGTATTACGTAAACGCCTTGAACGAGATGTCTTTCTCTAGGTTTATATTTCCAGAAAACAAGGAGGAAGTTTTAAATGAGCTGGAGAGACACTTTGCAAATAGACCCAAGACTTCCGGGAGGGATGATATTTAACAAACACCCGGAGATCGAAGGAAAACATGCTCTATATGGAGCAAGCAAATACGGATGGATAGATAGAGAACTTACTGAAGATGCTGTGCGACATGAATTGGAAGTCGCATACTCTCAGCAGAACGGTACTGATATTCATGCGCTTGCTAAGAAGTTGATCTGGCAGAAAAAGAAATTGCCTAAGAATTTAAAGTTTATACGCTTCCTTGTAGAAGTGGAACTTGGGGCAAGAGGAGAACTAGTTTCTGATATTGCTCTTTACACTTTATATTCTTATGTGAACGATGCAATCAAATTGAACATGAGACCTGAAGTAGAACTTATGAATACTCCATGGAACTTTGGCACGTGTGATTGTATCAGGGTAGAGCCCGATGGGCGATTGATAATTCATGACTTAAAGACTGGGTCCTCAACAGCCAGTATGCAGCAGCTTAGAGCATATGCGGCATTGTGGTGCGCCGAATACCACGTTGATCCCAGTGAGCTTAAGTCGATAGAGCTACACCTCTATCAAAACAACCAAATTATTGACGACTTTCCGAGTCCTGATGATATTTCCAGAATCATTCATAACGGAACGGTCAGGTCACAGATAGTCAATTCAATAGACCCATATGGAGGTAAATACTAATGACAGATTGGTATGTCGGATTGATATTCGACGACAACTTTATAGAGCATTATGGAACAAAAAGACACTCTGGCAGGTATCCATGGGGGTCAGGAGACAATCCTTATCAGCATTCAACTGACTTTATAGCTCGTGTTGAACAGTTGCGCAGCGAGGGAATGTCAAATACTGAAATCGCTAAGCAGATGGGATATTCTAGTGGCGAATTTAGAGACAGACTATCTCTTGCAAAAGCAGAGCGTGATAGAAATGACTATCTAACTGCGTATCACATGCGTCAAGACGGTAAGACAAACCAAGAGATTGCTGACCGTCTTGGATATCCTAACGAGTCATCTATTAGAAGCCTTTTGAAAAAGGGTGAGAACGGTGAGTTTAGAAGAACAAAGCCTCAGATCGTGGCTGATTTTTTAAAGGATCAAGTCGAACAAAAAACTTATATTGACGTTGGTGCTGGCGTTGAGAAAGAGAACAACCCTGCGTTAGGTGTGTCTCCTGAGATGATGTCAAAGGCGCTGATGATATTAGAGGATCAAGGCTATCCTGTGTATGGAATTGGCATTCCTCAGACTACGAACAAAGGTCAGCAGACAAATGCAATGATATTATGCAAAAAAGGTGTTTCGTATCAGGAAGTCTATGAGGCTAGAGATAAGAATGAGATCGGGACCGTTGTAGACTACGAATACGATCCTAACAGTCAGTCGTTTGCTACTTTTGAATACCCGCCAAGCCTTGATAGCAAGAGACTCAAGATTATATATGCTGAAGATGACACGCCTGATGGCTTAGGTAAAGGCATCGACAGAGATGGAGTTATTCAATTAAGGCCTGGCGTAGAGGATATTTCATTAGGAGGTTCTACATACGCACAGGTACGTATAGCTGTCGACAACACTCATTACTTAAAAGGAATGGCTGTTTATGGAAAGCCTGAAGATTTTCCTCCCGGAGTCGATGTTATATTTAACACAAACAAAAAAAGAGGAACGCCTGCTCTTGGATATTCTGAAGATGGAAAACCAAACAAGTCTGGTGTACTTAAGCCACTGAATACAAAACCAGATGGAGAAATCGATAAAGAGAACCCGTTTAAATCTGCTATCAAAGCTAATGGACAACGCCATTATATTGACGAAAACGGAGAAACAAAGCTTTCAGTCATAAATAAAAGAGCGGACGAAGGCGATTGGGATGAATGGAAAAACAAAACCCCAGCACAGTTCTTATCAAAGCAAAAAATCGAATTGATAAACAGGCAATTGAATCTGGCAAAAGCAGACAAGCTTGCTGAGTATGATGATATTATGAGTCTTAATAATGCAACGTTAAGAAGGCATTATTTAGAATCGTTTGCTGAAGACTGTGATTCTGCAGCTGAGCATTTATATGCCGCTGCTCTTCCTGGACAGAAATACCAAGTTATATTACCAATGCCTGGATTAAAGGATAACGAAATTTACGCACCTAATTTTAAGCAGGGTCAAAAAGTCGCACTTGTACGATTCCCGCACGGTGGGATATTTGAAATCCCTGTGTGCACAGTAAACAATCGTAACCCTAACGCAAAAGCTATATATGGATCTAATCCAATGGATGCTGTGGCTATCAATTCAACAGTAGCCAGTCAGCTTTCAGGTGCTGATTTTGATGGTGATACCGTTCTTGTTATTCCTATTAGCGATAAGGTACAAATCAGCCACTCACCAAAACTAGCAGGGCTGGCAGACTTTGATCCTAAAGTAGAATACAAAATTCCAGAAGGTAACCCAAACAACGTAAAGAAAATGACGAACACCCAGACTGAAATGGGAAAGATATCTAACTTGATTACAGATATGACTCTTAAAGGTGCTACGCTAGAAGAGCTCGCAAGAGCTGATAGGCATTCTATGGTCGTCATTGATGCTGAAAAACATGATTTGGATTACCAAAAATCGTTTAAAGACAATGGCATTGCTGAGCTAAAAACAAAGTATCAGGGACATCAGAAGCCTGATATTTTTGGTGGTGGATATTCCGAAGGAGCATCTACAATCATCTCACAGGCCAGTGCTGATTTTGATATTCCGGAAAGAAAAGGTTCGCCGAGAGTGAACTTAAAAGAAAACGCTGGAAAATACGATAGATTTGGAAACCCGCTATATGATCCAAATAGACCCGAAGGTGCTTTGTTATACAAAGAATCAGGAAGAACTTATACGAAGTATGAGGATGGGTCTTATATAAACCGTAAGGGAAAAGCCAAATATTCTGAGGACTTTCCAGAAGGCGTAAGGCTTGTAGTAGATAAGAAAACCGGTGAACTCAGAGAAGCTAAGGTAAAAAAAGAGAATGTGCTTGCCATGCAGACTGTGTCTAAGATGTCAGTTGTTGATGATGCTATGACATTAGTATCCGATAAACAAACAAAGCAAGAAATAGCTTATGCTAATTTTGCCAATGACATGAAAGCACTAGCGAACCAAGCAAGAGTTGTCGCGAAGGCTCCTGAGCAAAAACAGAAACTAAACAAAGAAGCAAAAGCTTTATATTCTGAAGAAGTAAAGAGCTTACGTGCCAAACTGAACTATGCAGAATTGAATGCGCCTAGAGAAAGAAAGGCAAACATGATTGCAAACTCTAGAGTCGAAGCGAAAAAATTAGAAAATCCTGATATGAGTTCGAGCGAAGAGAAAAAGCTTAGACAGCGGGAGATACAAAAAGCAAGACAAGAGGTTGGATCGTCGTCTAAAGAACGTAAGATTGATATTACTGATCGCGAATGGGAAGCAATTCAGGCAGGTGCAGTTTCAGATTCGTATCTTGAGAAAATTCTTAACCATACTGACGCTGATAAATTAAGAGAACGAGCTATGCCTAGGCAGAACGAAGCATTGAGCGAAGCTAAAATCGCGAAAATTAAGGCCATGCAGGCTAGTGGATATTCTAATGCAGACATTGCAGAGGCAATACATTGTTCCACTTCAACAGTATTTAAGTATTTAGAGTAATCTGATGATATTCTAATAAGATTCTTATAGAAAGAAATGCAAATCGGTACGATTATTATACAGACTAAAATTCTTTTATTGATATTTTAAGTTTGTCATGTAGTCGTACCGATAAGCATTTGTTTACAAATGACACTGAACGAATAATTGTGGATATTTGTAAAGTCCCTTTTTATGCGTAAACAAAAAGAAGAAACTTGCGTTTAGGATTGTGGATATTTACAAAGAG